CCGCTTGATAGTCTGGAACGAAATCATTCAGATTTTCACTAAGTGACCCTTTCATGGCACCCGCCTTTGGCGGCGAAAGCAATGGATTTCCTGAATATAATATTCAAAAGAATAACCTATGATTAAAAGATTTCACAAGGGATTGCTATCCATTGCGAAAGCTATAAACATAGATTTATCTTCTCTTACCACTAAGTGGATGGACATTTACTTACATCGAAAGAAATTCCGAGGTAAGAAAGATGCAGTTAAGTTTATGAAAGAACTTAACACTGCTGCAGAACGTTACGCTCTACGGCAGCCCATCGTATTTAGTTCATGGACCAAGACCAGTGAGGATGGTTTTCCTACAATCCTAGGAAAGAACTTTCGTTCTTTCTTAAGAAGTAAGGAAACCTCGAAAGTTGTCATGGCATTAAGTGTCATGAGATCAGTCGAATCTTTGAGATTACCTATATCAAAGGACATAAGTTCAGTAATTGAACCTTGCTCTTATGATGTAGATGTCGTCAAAGAAATCCTTGACTTTATTCCTAAATGGACTAAAAGGCTAAAACCTCTTAAACCATTAAAGATAAAGTATCACCAAACTTTAAAAGGTGGTCCGAATGGACCAGCTTTAAAGTGCAGTGATCTGGATATCTCGGCAGTTTGTAATGATGAGTTAATCTATAACTCAATACGAGATATAGAAAGACTTCTAGATGACGAACGTCCGATGCAAGCCTGGAAAGCTGATTTTCAGCCTACCAGTTACGTGCATTCCAAGCTAACTCAGTTTCCTGAGAAAGCTGGGAAAACAAGGACTATAGCAATCATAGATTACTATAGTCAGCGTTGTTTGAAGCCATTACACGATAGTCTAATGGATCTTCTCTCAACACTTGTTTCTGACGGGACATATTCGCACCAAAATGTTGGTAAATATGCTCAGAAGCATACTTCTGAAAAGAAATATGTATTCTGCGCAGATTTAACAGCATTTACAGATCGTTTCCCTGCAATAATTCAGAAAGTTTTACTTTTCGAACTATTGAAGGATAATAACCTGTCACAAGCTTATTGGAACCTCCTTGCGGAGAGAACTTTTAAGGTTGTGTGGAGTGGAGAATCCGTGCG